ATATGAGCGAGCTAAAAAGTTTTACACTAGTTTAGCTAGCAAATAGTGTGAATAGTAGGCGGTCGATGGAGACGTAGACCGCCTATGCCACAGAGAGCATATGACAGATAAAGTAAAAATTTTTAAAAATATATTTGAAGGATTAGATTCCGCTTATGGGCAAACTATCAAAACAGATCAGTTTGATGAAAGAGGAAAACATAAAACTAAATCTTATACAGTAGGTCAAGTACCTGTAATTAAAATATGGCAAGAGCATTTAAAAGGAACGGATCCTGGTCTAGGAATTGTTCCAATTAACAAGGAAAATAAATGTAAATGGGGATGTATTGATATAGATACATATCCTTTTGATCACAAAAAATTCTTAAATCAATTAAAATCAAAAAACATTCCAATGATTCTTTTTAGATCTAAATCTGGAGGAGGACATGCGTGTTTATTTACAAACGATTTTGTTCCAGCAGTTATAATGAGATCTAAACTTAAATTAATAGCTTCAGCATTAGGGTTTGCAAAAGCAGAAATATTTCCAAAACAAGATTACATAAGAGTTGATAGAGGAGATACAGGAAGTTTTTTAAATCTACCTTATCATGGCGACGAAAAAACTATGAGGTTTGCATATGATGAAAGAGGAGAAGCTTTAAATATTGAAGATTTTTTTGAAGCATATAAAGAAAAAGCTATGTCTTTAGATGAATTAAAAAATTTAAAAATTGCAAATAATAAAGAAGGCGATGATTTTTTTAAAGGTATGCCACCATGTTTAGTAACTTTATTAAGTGATGGTGTTCCAAACGGTCAAAGAAATAACTGTATGTACAACGTAGGAGTTTATTTAAAAAAAAGATATTCTGAAAAAGATGAGTGGCAAAGTCATATGTTTAATTACAATAAAAAATTTATGCAGCCACCTTTAGATGTTGCAGAAATAAATACCTTAATTGAATCATTAGACGGTAAAGATTATAGATACAAATGTAAAGACGAGCCTATACATAGTTTTTGTGATGCTAAAAAATGTTCAATGAAAGAATTTGGAGTAGGTGATGATGGACCTACACCAGAGATAACACAAATAAGAAAATATGATTCTGATCCACCTATTTATTTTGTATCTTTAGATGGAAACACAGTAGAAGTAGATGATGCAACACTGCACGATCCAGAAAAATTTTCATTAGCATGTATGAATCAAATAGGAATGCCAATGATGCCAGTTCCTAAACATGCATGGAGAAAATTATTAATTACATTATTTAAAAAAGCATTAGAACCTATTCCTGCACCAGAATCTTCTAAACTAGAAGTTCAATTAACAGAAATATTAGGAGACTATATTAATAAAGCTCCAGGAAAAGAATTAAATGATGTGTTAAGAGGTATTGCTTATACTGATAAAGATGGAGATACTTTTTTTCAATTTAAATCTTTTTGGAGATATTTATTAAAAACAAAATCTTGGGCAGAAAAAACTTATCCTAAACAAAAAACATTAAGACTTTTAGAAATTATGTTTGAAGTAAAAGAAAGATTTACAAAAATAGATCAAAAGACATACAGAATATTAGTAATGGAAACAATTAAATTAGAAAAACCAAACACAAGAAAATTAAAAGTAGAACAAGAACCATGGCAGTAAGGACAATAATACCTGGTCCTCCAGGAACTGGTAAAACTTGGACTTTAGTTAATAAATATTTAGCTAAAGAAATCAATGATTTACACACTGATCCTAAAAAAATAGTTTATGTGACATTTAGTAATGCTGCAGCAGATGTAGCAAATGAAAAAATTAAACATTCTTTACTTTATATATCTACACTACATCATCTTGGAACTAGAGAATGTAATATTGATACAACAACTCAATTATTAAAAGACAGAAAGTGGAAACAATTTACAAGTCAATCGCAAATTTGCAGAGGAATGAAATTTGAAACTAAAAGAGATATGTATGGAAATACTATTCATCAAAATCCTCACATGAGAATTATAACTTATTCACGTTCTAAAAAAATTAGTTTAATAGAAGCTGCTTTACAATTAGATTTACATCACTCTGTTGATCTATGGTTAACAGAGCAGATTGATGAAGATTTAAGATCATATAAAGACCAAACCGGAATGATAGAATTTTCTGATATGATCACCAAGTTTGTCGAGGAGGATAAGCGTCTTGCTCTCGATGCTATTTTCCTCGATGAAGCCCAAGATTTAAGTCCATTACAATGGGATATGTTTTTTCATATTGAAGATCAATGTAAAAGATCATACATTGCCGGAGATGATGATCAAACTATTTATGGGTTTCAAGGAGCAGATCCTAGTATTTTTATAAATTTAAAAGGTACTTTTGATAATCAAATAAAATCACATCGTGTACCTACAAAAATACACGCTAAAGCTTTAGAAATTTTAAAACATATAAATGAACGATTAGACAAGCCTTGGGAAGCGAGGGGCGAGGAAGGAACTTATAAAGAAAATTGTTTGTTAACTGATTTTGATTTTAAAAAAGATGAATGGATGATACTTGCTCAAACAAATGCACAATTAAAAGAACCTGCACAATACTTAAATGATTTAAATTTAAGATATAAAGGTGGACAAAATGAATTACTTCCTGCAGATTTATTAAAAGCATATAGAATATGGACT